CGGCAGCGGTGACCGTAACCGTAGTCGAGCCCCGATTTTCGACAATGTACGGGCCCTGGTAGGTGCCTTCCGTGCCTTGGATAATGGCCCGGCCGCCGGCGACATCAACCGACATTGCCGGGGTTCCCGTTTCGGTAACGCTTAGGTCACCAGCGGCAACGATGCCTTCGTTGCCGGGGCCGATAAACACGTCAAAAGCCCGGCGGACGTCTTCGGCCGGGTGTGTGCCGGCTTGAATGAAAATGGCGGGGTTTTGTTCAGTCATTTTTGGGGGGTCTTTCTAGGCGTAGGCGTTGCGGGAATACACCACGAGAGTGGCGGCCCCGGAACCCGTCCGGGTCAATCGTAGTTCGTTAAGTCCTGGGGCAAGGTCGAACCAGGTCGAATCGGCGTTTAGGGTGTTGTAGTTGTTAGTGATGCCGCCTAGTTTCACGGTTCGGTTTTGCGTGTCTACTTCGAGGTAGTCGGCGGCGGTCGCTAGCGTTTTGGTGAAAGCCAAAAACGCGCCATCGCTCGACCTAGTAACTACTGGGTCTTGAACGGGGCCGTATATGCGGAACGTGAACGGGGCCGAAAAGTTGCCGGCGTTTGTCACTTCGGCAAGACCGGGGGTGATAGCACCACCAAAGGAAAGGTCGAAAGTTGCCGGGAATGTGAGCCCGGCGGATGATGTGCCGGCCGCATTAACGGAAACAATCGTTTGATAAATGCCGTATAGGCGGGGGTCGGCGGCGGATAGTAGAAAGGTCGCACGGGCCACACCGTTAGCGAACCTAATCCCGATTGGAACGTCACGGCGTCGAACGTGGGCGGTTGCGGTGACAACGGTTGAATTGGCGACGCCGGGAAGCCAAAAGGCGATCGGTTCCGGGTCCACGGTTGGCCCCATGGCACGGGCTAGGGCGTCAAGCTTGGCGGTCATGGTTGACGTGTTATCGTCCACAATTTCAAACGTCAAAATTATCGACCGGGCCGATAGGTAATCTTCCCCGGCAATGGAGCCGTTTCGTTGCGCTAGGGCCCTGTCGGATGGCACGGCCGGCGGTGCGCCGGCCAAACCTTCAATGTTTACGAGGTCGTAAACGGTGCCGTCGCCCATTAGTAGACCGTTGCGCTCTATTTGCCATTCGGCCGTGATTAGTGCACCTGTCGACATTATTAACCCCCGGCGTTCGCTAGGTAGATTTCGTGGGCTACGGCGGCGCCGATGGCGGCGGGGTCGGCCATTGTGAGAACCTGAACGGAAACGTCACCAACGCCGCCCTGGCCGTAAGCCGTGTTGTTGTTGTTGTATTGGCTCGACCCAAACAAAGAAACAAGGTTGTTGTCGGAATCGATATAACTTCCCGGCGTGCCCTCCATAACTATGTCTTGGCCCATGCTATTTGTGGTCGGGTCGTCGCCCCCACCAAACACGCCAAGGCCGGCGCCAATTATGCTTGCCCCATTTTCAATCGCCCATTGGACCGACCCCGGCAACATGTCCCAAATCACTTCGCCCACAAATCGAAGCGCCCCAACTAGACCGTCAACAATTTTGTCGCCCATATAGGCGCCGGCGTCTAGTAGCAACTGGCCGCCGGCTTTCAACCCGTCCCACATTAAACCGGGTAACGCTTTGACCCCTTCAACAATCCTGTCGAAACCGCCTTTGGCCATTGCTTCAACGGAAGCAAAAACGGCTTTGAACGATAGTTTCACGGCTTCCCAACCCAACAAGAAAGCGCCCTTGAGTAGGGTCCACAAACCGGAAACTTGTTCGATAATGGCGTCCCACATTCCCGACCAATTGCCAGTGAATAAGGATTTCCAAAAGTCGAACACCCCGGTGAGGTATTGGAGCGCGCCTTCAACAATGGTTTTGATTGCACCCCAAGCGTTGGTGGCCGCTTCGGTGATGGTGTCGCCCCAACGCCCCCACAAATCTATGACAAAACCAACGAACGCTTCCGCCTTTTCTTTGATCCACTCGAACGCCCCGACGATAGCCCCGACGATTGCGTCAAAGATTGGTGGCACGTTGTCCCGCATCCACCCAAACGCCACCATTGCAGCGTCCACCATTTTGTCAACAACTGTCCGAAATATCTCTACGTTTTGGTAGGCCCAAACTAGGCCGGCCGCCAATGCAGCTATGGCGGCGACGGCCGCAACAATCGGGGCGTAGGCTAAAACAAACATCGCCGCTTGGCCGGCCAGCCCGGCTACTAGTGCATAGGTGGCCGTCGTCCATGCAACGACTGCACCGACTACCACGGTGCCGACGACGGCGGCAAACGCCGCAAGGGCCGGGTCGTTTTCTTTGATCCAATCAAACGTAGTTTGCAAAGCGTCAAATACGGTTTGAATGCCTTCAACTAGGGCGGCGCCGGCGTCTTTCACGGCGTCAAAGCCGTCCGCCAACACGGCCATGATGGCGTCCCAGTTTGCGTTGACCCAATCAAAAACGCGAATTGCTGCGTCTTTTACGGCGTCAAACGCCGCCACCAAAAACGGCAAGGCCATTTGGTAGAGCTCAACGGCTTTGTCTTTGACACGGTTAAACGCCGCCGCTAGTGGCGGCAAAGCCCTTTGGTACACTTCAACGGCTTTGTCTTTCACACGGTTAAACGCCCCAATTAGCGCCGGCAAAACCACGTCGGTTACATACCCAACGGCGTTCAAGACCGTTTCACGCCACACCGGAAAATGTTCGATTGCGTAATCAACAAACCTAGACACGACCGGCAAAACGTGCGTTTCAATCGTGGCGGCGATCTTGTCAAGACCTTGGCGTTTCAAGCTTTCTAGTTTGGTTCGTAGGTTGTCGCCTAGTTCAGCACCCAAGGCGGCGGTCGTACCTTCCACGTCCTTGAAACCGTCGCCCATTTTTTGCACACTGTCCAAAAATTCGGGAACGGCGGTGGCCCCCAAGTCTTCAAGCGGTGTTCCAAAAAGAGCGATTGCGGCTTCGGCCTGGGCGGCCGGGTCTTCTATCCCTTCAAGCGCCTTAATAATGTCGAACGTGGCCGCCGATGCTACTTCGCCGCCCTGCAACAACAGTTGTTGGTATTCGCCCATGTCCGCACCCATTAGGGCGAAAGCGTCGGCGGTAGCCGTTGAACCGTCGGTAGACCGGATAGAAAACTCTTTGAATGCGTCGCCTACCTTGTCGAGCTCAATAGCGCCGCCTTCGCCAAAATCGGTGAACAACGTCAACATGTTTTCGCTAGACAAGCCGAGGTCGGCAAAGACGCCGCCGTATTCTTTAATGGCCGAACCTAGTTCGTCTCGGACTTCGGCGGACATGTCGCCACTAGCGGCGGCGATCAAATCGAAAGCGTGTTCGCCCGTAACCCCGAAAGATTGGGCTAGCTCGCTCGCCGTCTGCATCGCTTCGTTTACGTCACCGCCGAACTTGTCGGCGAGGATAAACGCTGATTCGGTCAGTTGTTCAATGTTGGCGCCTTCGCCAAAAGCCCGTTCGGTGTCCGCCATGACCGTGGCGACTTGTTCGAGGGATTCGCCCCAGGCGTCACGGTAGATCGCGGCCGATGCTTCTAGGATGTCGTCACCGACGACAGACCGTAACGCTTGCCGGTCCATGGCGTCGCCGAAACCGTTCACGAATCCGGCGGCGGCGGTAGCGCCGGCGGCGACCATTGCCGCCCCGGCCGCTTTACCAAACCCGGAAACGACGCCGCCAAGTTTGCCAAGACCCGATTCGGCGACGCCAAGCGCTTTTGTTAGGCCGGTGGCGTCGCCGAGTATTCGGATTTTTACGCTTTCGGCCATGGCGTTCGGCTCATTTCATGCGGTTACGGCTACGTTCCATAAGGTCCGCATCCCTAGCAATAGTTTCTAACGCTTGCAATTCCCACGCCCGCAATTGCCGGGCTTCGGTCCATGATAGGCCAAAACGGTTCATGACCCCGGCCAACCGCCTAACCCGGTTTTCTCGGGCTAGGCCCCTTCTTTTCCCGTTTCATCGTCAACGGTTTCAAACACGATTGAACCAACGGGCATTGCCCGGACTTCTTCAAGTGTCAAATCGGGGTTTGTGCGTAATCCCGCCACGTAGCCTAGGGCCAGCATCATTTTTACTTGGCCGTCTTCGGGCTTCCCGGTAGGGATAACCCCGCAAATGTCTTCGACAATTTCGAGTTCGCCATACGTGAAGTCGTCCATGGAAACCACGGTGATTTGTGGCGCCACTTTTTCGGTGTCGTCTTTTTTGGTCATGGGTTGGGTTCCTTTTTGTTGAGGGTTCGGGGTCATGTTACCCCGCCCGTTTACAGGTTGCGTTTAGTCAACGCCTTAACGGCTTTTTCGTACGCTTTCGACACTTGTTTGTGTTTGTTCGCCAACGCTTTTTGGGGGAATAGGTTGCGGGGTTGCCAACCGCCTTGGGGGCGTGGGTTGCGTTTGCTTCCCCATCCCCAAATGGCGGGGCCTGCGTACGGGGTGCGGGCGGGCGTCCCAATTTTCACGGACGCTTCCCGTTGCCCCGCCTGGGCCTTTATGGATTTTTGTAGCCGGCCGCTTTGGCGTGGGGCTAGGCGCCTAGCTTCAACGGCCACGATTTCGGCGGCCGCCAAGTTGGCTTTCCTAAGTTCACGGGGCAAGGCTTTGTCAACGGTCCGCAACGCTTTTTGAACGTCTTTAAGACCGTCGACTTGTAGCCCCACGGCTTGTTGTTTGGCCACCGTTGCCCGGTTATCAAACGGCGCTATCGGCGCTTTGATAAGTCAAACTGATTGCGGCGTTTGTGCCGTCGTGCATGATTTGAAAAGGCAAGGTTTGGCGTGGCGTATCGCTCAAGGAAACAACCGGCGCCGCATCCGTCCAGTTCACCGCCCGCATACGGATCGCGATTTCGTCGTTGTACGGCGATTCGATTTCGGCGCCGGTCCACTTTAGTTCAATGTCAACAACGGTTCCGGAAGTCCATTCGGCGTAACGGGTTGTTCCGGTGAAGTCGATCGCAACACTGCCTTCGTACATTGGAACGGCGTTCCGGACTGGCTCTTTTTTGAGTTCCGAACCCCGCAGGTAGTAGCGGTCAGTCTTTAGGCCCAAGTTAACGTTGAGGGATAGGTCGAGGGCGTCGAGCGATTCTGGTGTGCCGTCGGGGTCAAGAGTGACAACGCAATCGGTCCAGTCGAACGGCGTTGTGTCCGCCGGGTAGGCGGGGGTGCCGGCGCCGGTCACAATGTCGACATCTTCAAAGTCGAAGTCGAACGTCATGGTGAGCAAACCGGAAGGTGATTGGGTCAACGACCAACCGGTGATGACGCACCCGTGATAAGTGAAAGCGCTGGAACCCGTTTCGAGTAACGGCCTCAATATTTGGATTGTGTAAGAAACGCCGGGGGCGGCGTCGCTTGTTTCGTATGTCTGCAAATAGGCGGTCGTGGCGCCTTGCTGCGTGGGCCCGGCCGATGTCCCTAAACAACCTTGCAACAGAAGGCCAAGACCGCCGTTCATGGCGTCAATCTCGATTGAACCGGTGCCGCCGGTGTGAACCGTTACGACCCTATCGGACCGAAGCGTTTGCATGTCGGCACGGAAACCGACCGACTCGATGCGTTCTTGGGTGCGCGTGAACGTATCCGCTTTTCCTTCAAAAGCACGGGTGAGCGCCGCCGGCGTTCCAAAAGTGCTTTCCTGGCCAACGAGGATGGCCGCATCTAAAATACTCATTTGGTGTTTTCCTTTTTTGCGGCCCGTGTCCGGGCTTCACGAATTTTTCGGGTTACCCCGGCAACTGTAGACGCCGAACCGGCATCGATGTGTTCCGAGTCTACGACATGCCGTAGCTCGTCGAGTGTTAGGCCGGCGAGGTCGTCGGCGGCGGCGTCTACGGTTTCCCAATCGCCGCCAAGGTTAACGGAATGTTCGCCGGCGTCTACCGTTCCGCCATGCGGCACGGTGTGCCATTCGGTGCCGATTCGCACGGTTGCGGCGTTGCCGTTGTTTTTATAGATCATGTGAGTCTTTCCCGCATTTCTAGAGTCATGGTCATTTCGACACGTTGCCGGCCTTCGACCGTTTCGCCTTGTTCAATTTGCATGGCGGACACGATGACGGAAAGGGCGCCGGAAGCAACCGGTGCATTCGGCCATTCCGCGGGTTGCGGGTAGGCGGCTAGCCAATCGTCAACGGCCGCCGCAATTTGTAACGCCCGTTGTTCGGCGTCGGCGGTGTCGGCCGTGACTTCGGCGGAAACGATAACGTCCCATTCCCATTCCCATATTCGCCGCCGGCGGCCAGTAGTCAACCGCATTTCGGGCGTTCCGGTGGTCCGGGTTTCGTCGCTTTGGAACAACGATTCCCGCCGGTAAAGGTCCGGGGCCGGCCGGCCATACGTCACTTGCACTAGTGGGGCGGCGGTGCCGGTCCCGGTGGTTATCCCTAAGGCCGCCAATTCGGTTTGTAACCCACGCTTCACGGCGCCAACGGTGGTGGTGGTAGCCATTACAGTTGGTGCCGGTTGGCGTTCAGTGTGGCGTTCACGTCAGGAAGCGGGGTGGGCCGCCCAACGCCGCCCGCCTGGGCCCTAACCTCAAAAGCGCCTTCGGGGGTGGTGAGGTTTATAGCCCGGTCGGGGGTTCGGCTATGGAGTTGTAGAACCCAAAAGCGGGCAAGTGTGCGGGCCGCCCATGCGATGTCCTCGGGTGTGGTGTTGTTGACGCCGGCCGTGCCTTCAATCACTACGTTTTGACCACCAACATTTGTGGATCGTGACCAAACGCCGGTGTGACGGTAAACGGTCCCGTATGGTTGCAGGCTGTAGACGATGCCGGAATCGGCCACCCCGTTAACCGTGGCGCTTGTGATCGTTCGGGGATACAACACCGGCGCCCCCTCAATACCGACTAAACGAATGGCCATGAGGCCGTTGCCGTCAAGTGTGACCGTGAACGGGTCATAGGCGGGGGTTGTGATGTCGCCGAACGTGGTCCCACAAAAACGGTTTATGGTGCGTTCAGCGTAGGCGGCGCCCGCCGTCAAAGATGAGTCGGGGAACGTTGCGGCGTCGCCTAGCCCGTCGAGGGCTCTAAGTTCGGCTAGGGACGTGTAGGCCACGGTTAGGCGTCGCCGTTGGTGTCGTGGTCAACCATTGCGGTTTCGACCTTGCGGCGTCCCCGTGTGCGGGTGGCCTTTTTGGGTGCCGGTTTTTCGTCGGCTTCTTCTTCTTTGGCCACAACGTGGGCGGCGATACGGGAAGCAATAACGGCGTCGGTGTGTGAGTCGGGAACCCAGCGCCCGGAAATGGTCGGCATGTTGTGGCCTTTCGTTCTTGAGCTCTAAAGGTGGGTTGACGGGCCGGGGGCGTTCGGAGGGGAAACGCCCCCGGCCAATCTTGGGGAATAACTAACTATTAACTAAGCAGTACCTAAAAGTTAGGCGGCTTCGTTAGTAATAACCGTAAATGCGGTGTTGTCGATTATCTCGCCGTCAAAGCGTCCGAGGAAGCGCCAAGTCAACAGGTCGTTAAGCCATGCGTACTGGTCGCTTCGTTCTGCACGAATTGTGTTAACAATGCGGACAAGGTAACCGGCCGAAATGTCGCCGAACACGCCAATCTTTGCGTTTGCTCCGATGGTCGCCAAGTTGTCGTCTGAAACAACAGGGTTGCCCAAAAGCGTGTCGTATGAACCGGCCACAAGGCCCGGCCGCCAAATGTACTGGCCTTCCGAATCCTTAAGGAGACGAATGCCCAAAATGGTGTCGTCGTTGAACATCCAAGTTGCGGTCGGGCGGTAACCCGAAACCACGGCGTGTTGAGCGGCCAAAAGATTGTCGGCCGTCGGATAGGTAACACCGGTTGCGGTCGAGGTGGTCGAGCCGTTCACAATGCCGTTTGGCTTGTCGCTACCGTCACCGGTCACCAGTGCGGCGCCAACGCCCCGCCGGATACCCTGCACGGCCTGGGAAACAACCCATGGAAGCGCTCCGGGAACGGCGTTGTCTTGCTCAAGTTCGGGGGAAACCTGGATAGCGAGACCGTACTTGTATGCGTTCATGGTGACGTTTGGAGTCACAAACTGGGGGTCGGATTCGCCAACGGCGCCGCCTTCCGCAATAAGTGAAGCGGCGCTGAACGATGAGACCGACGGGAAAGCCATCGCCTCGCCGCCCGTGGTGATGACGTTACGGCCCAACGAAAACATCGAGTCGGCGCCTTCACGAAGTGCAATGTACAGTTCACCGAAAAGTGAAGTCGGGACCAGTTCGGCGCCGTCGCCGGCTACACCGGCCACAAGGTCACGCCGCATGAGTCGGGAACGTTCCGCCGCATCGGCCGAAAACTCCAAACGGCTTTGTGCGCCTTCGCTATTAGCGGGGCGGAACAAATCGCGGGCTTCCTGCTCGATCGGGGTCAAACCGTTTTCGGTGACCATTCCGGCGTCTCGCTGCGTGCCGATAAGGCCGTCGAGATATGCGGAGCGCTCGTCAAGTTTCCCTTCGGAAATGTGGTGGTCGAGTTTGCCGTCAAACTTGTCAATGTCGGCGTTGATAGCGGCAAACGAGGCCCGTTGTTCTTCGTTGGGTTCGTTGTCGCCAACTTCGGCGTCAAGACTGCGGAGCTGTTCGACGGCCCGGCGGCGGGCGTCGTATGCCGCCCGGATTTCTTCGTTGTGACTAGCCATGATAATTCCTTTTAAGGTTTTCTAGATTTTATTGTTTGGCGGCGTGGGTATGCCCCCGAAGGCCGTCGTTGTTTATGTTAGCCGCACAAATTAGCGGTTTATAGTGTTTGCCTATTTGGCGGGTGTTAACCAATCGAACGAATGCGAACCGGCCACTTGTTAACCCGCACTTCGTCGGCTACTTCTTCGGCTACTTCGTCGGCTACTTCGTCGACAAGTTCGGTTTCCGAATCAATAAACGCCGCAAGACTACGGGCGGCAACCGACGTTGACAGATAAGCCGGCGACGACACCGGCCCGAGCTCAATAAGGCGAACCTCGGTAAGTTCACGAATGCGCCGGCCTTCACCATCGGTTGACCACCGGTCGCCATTAGGGGCAACAGTGAAAGTGAAACTTGAACCGGCAAGGTCGCCACGTTCGGCCAGCGTCCAAACGTCCCGGCCCGCCTGGGTATCGGGCAAGTCAACGTCGTAATAGACGCCGGTTCCGTCAACGCCGATTCGGGCGGTAGCCGCCGCCGTGCGACCCAACAACAAATCGACGTTGTGGTTCATTGTCACCATTACGTCATTGTTTAGTGACACGGTGCGGGTGAACGCTTCGGGTGTGATCGTTTCACGAAACCCGCCTAGGTCTTCGCTAAGCGAATCAAACACGGCGCCATATCCGACTAGCCGCCGGTCCCCGTCTTCGTTCATGCGGGCTTCAATAGGGCGGCCCGCCATTTTCAGGATACGTGTTTCTGTATCTTTAACCATTCGACGGTTCGCTTTCTTGTTCGTCGGTTTGCGGGTATTGGGA